CAAAAGCCACCTAGCTCTTCTACTGAGTCTTCTAACCATACTCTGTGTGTTGCTGTCATAGTGATTGTATTTCTTGTTTAACTTTGTTCCAATATTGCTTAAATGGATTAGGTAACATAACATTGTCCATTGCTTTAATTATCTCATCAACTGCAATCAATGCACAGTACTTAGCTATCACAGTACATAGTATCTCTTCACCACATTCAGTATCACTGTTCATTAGCATTATCCTATAGGTATCTACTAACTCTTTTGCTTTCTCTTTCGGTGTCATAGTTCTTCAATTTTTAAGATTAAACCTATCCATCTGTCCACCATCAGGAATGCATGATGCCTGTCGTATGCCTTCACTATCTTGAAGGACTTGTCTCTCATTGTAACTTTGTATGTTTTCATTTTTTGCTCTTAAATAGTTTATGTATAGAAGGATGTTAAAGTGACCTCTCTTAGTCCAGTAGGACTCAATATCAGCTAAGTTCATTGTCATCAATTTCTCCGTTATTACATCCACACTCCTCTTCTGTGTAGTGAATTTCATTACCAAATGTGCAGAAGTGTACCTCAATAGTACCTTCTCCATTACAATCAGGGCAAATCATAGTTCACAAATTTTAACAGTTGTATACTTTTTGTACTTGAATGTGCTCAGGTTTCTCCTAGTAGGAGCAGTCAAGTTGAACTGTTTAATCATGTCTGAATATGTATGCCAGTATGATCTCCATCTTGTTGCTGGTTCTGAGTCTTTACCAAATTGGCTTAGTGAAAATAGATACATGTCCCAGCAATGTTTCTCTTGTTCAATGATGTGTTTGATTAAATTTTGCATGTTACTTTGATTTAAGGGTTAAAATTTTGATTGTTGCTACTATGCTATAAAGCACTAATAAATAAACGATTTTTCCTTCCATGATTTATTGTTTTGGTTAATAATTATGAAACAAAGTTAGTAAGTCTTTTCATATATGCAAACATTTTAACATATTTTAACATTTGATTGCATAAAAAAACCCTCTTAGTGTGCATTGTGAAGAGGCAAAGAGGGTGTGTTATTGTAACCAAACAATATACATGCGTACAAATATAACTATTTTTTTCTTCTAAGCAAGAATTTTATTAACTTACCTACAAATCCTGACTGCTCATTAACATCTACATTCACCTCACCATTGTTCACTTGTACATCTACCTTCTCAGTGTCCACTTTTAAGCTCTTAGAGTCACTATCTTTATGAAAGTCTACGTCTACCTTAGGAGTGTCCACTTTAACCTCTGTAGTGCCATTTTTACGAGTAACTTTAACATCCACATTCTTAGTGTCAATGTTGATGTTGATGTCTTTTTTCTTTTTGGGTGTCTTCATTATGCTTCGTTTGTGCTTATTATTCCTTTATTTGATAATTCTATTACTCTCACATTAGATGGCTGTGCTATTTTCCACGCTGTTCTTCTAGCCTGGTGTAGTCTTGACTTAGCAATTCTCATTACATTCACCTGGTTAGATTGATTGCCACCTAGCACATGGTAGTGTGTTCTATCCTCACCAACATACAAGCCTACATGACCACCACCATCTCTCTTGAATGTCAATACATCACCTAACATTGGTATAGCTTCTTTTGTTCCATACTTTGCCCAGTTCAATGCCCATAATGGACCATCTACTACCTCAACACCAGCCTTGTGAGCACAGTAAGCTATAAATAGACCACACCAGGGGATCTCATCATTAGTGTATGCCTTAAGTCCAAGCTCAATGGCCCAAGATAAAATGACTGGGTTGTGATTTTTACCTATAATTTCTTTCGTACCTATTAAGCTGACAGCTTGTACTAGGATTCTAGGACCAGTCTCTTCTTTTAACCAGTTATAATTCATAGTATACTATTACAATTATGCCTAAAATAATACCACAAAAAGCTCCTAACAAAAATTCCATCACTTTTGTACTGTTAACTGTGATAGTGTAGCTCCAATTGTACCAGCAGTTACTAAGTATCCAGCCATAGTTAGCACTAATGGAGGTAATTCAAAAGGAGAAGTCAATAAAACAGCTCCAATAGTACCAATTGTGATTGATAAGTTTCTTACTCTAACCCAAAAATTAGGTGTTTTGGAGCACCATCTGTCTCTTAGTGTCATTTTATTAGTTGTATTTCGATTAGTTTCTTAACTGACTGAGTCAGCTCACTTATGTGCTCAGCTAAATGCTTAATCTCAAGCTGAGTCATCTTCTCAATAGCATCACTTCTGTGCCTTGCCTCATTGTCTACTAGATCAATCTTACCTTTAAGTTGACTAACATCAGCTATGATCTCTTTCTGCTCATTTACTACAGCTTTAATTTCACTATGTACAGCTTTAAGAAAGTAGCCTATAGCTGATAGTAGAACTGTGATGATTGTAAATGCTATCTCGTTGAATGCCATTAGAGTATAAGTATTGAATTGTTATAACCATTCTCACGCATACCACCACAAGGGCATCCACTATGACATTGACCAACACAATTGCAAGAACAAGCATCAATCATAGGTCTTAAGTCAGTGTCTCTGTTAGTATCATCTGTGAAACCCGGGTACAAGTCTTTATTAGCTATAAGATATCTAATCAATCTCTGCTCATAAAATGATGCCTTCTGTGCATAGTGCTCCATACCAAACGCCACCTCACTTCTGCTCACTGATGCTGAGAAGTCACCAAATTGAGTCTGCAGTCCTTTGTTCTTTAACTGATAAGTCAATCCAAAGATAGCATCTTCTGCACTTCTCCATGCAATTACTGGCTGTATAAAGGTAACAAGTATCTCCTCATCATTTGTTAATGTCTGAGCATTGTACGCATTAAGTAAATAATTATAGTAAGTAGTACCTAAGATAGGCATCACTCTAAGCTGTGCCTGAGTTGCTATGTATGGAGTAACATCAGTCACATCTACATTGGCTGTGATTGGTGTGTTGACCTTAAGGTAAGTCTCTGTTATAAAATAGATCATATTGCTGGTGTTTCAGTTGGCATTACGTCACCACCTTCTATAGGGGGTAAAGATGCAAGAGCTCTCACTTCATTAGGAGTCATTGCATTAAGTACTTTTGTAGCCACCAATGGACTAAGTGAGTTGATAGCATCAGCTGTTTTACTCGCGTCACCTTCAATCTCCACAATTGTCTCATTGATAATTTGAAAGTTGTTGATTGTGTATTCACCTGGTATCTTAGCGATTTCTAAAAGCTCATTAATTATCTCCTCAACTTGAGTTCTTAATGGCATTACTACATTCTTTTCAAAGATGACATAGGCTTGCTTGATATCAGCTCCACCACCTAGTGAGCCAGTAGTTCTGACTCCCATTAATATAGGATCAATAGTGTGAGCAAAACAAATTTGTTCTGTATTCAATGCTGATGCCTCATGGAATAGTTTATCATTGCCATTAGTAGGTAGTGATTCTATCTTTGGTAGTTGGTCAGCTGAGTTAGCAAAGAATGCTACAGCCTTACCAGCATTAGCTGCTCCTTTAAGCCTATCAATTGTGTGCTTGATCATTGACTTCTCCTCTTCTGACTGTGGACGTTTTGGGAACATCATAGCAAATGAAGGGAATACACTATTTTGGATGTTTGACTTTGCAAAGTAACTAAGCTCACCACTAAGGAAAGCAAAATTTAGAGCACTAGTGTACTGTGGTAATGGATACCATTCTTGACCTAGTGTCATAATCTCGTACACATACAATTGCTCTAGGTCTGAGTTAGTAGGATGGTATCTTTTCATAGATGTTACGTCAATTCTAGCTGACCAATCATCACATAAGAAGTAAGTCTGCTTATCTCTAGCTATTCTTACCTTTTCAGGTGACACATTGTATATCTTATAAAGTTCTCTCTTAGCATTGTAGCACAACTTGAAGTATACTCTATGGTGTACAGTCAACTGCTGAGCTATAGCTCTCTCTACTTTGCCAAGTTTTATTTTCTTCTCAAATGTGTAGAGCTTTAACTTGTCCTCATTGGTCATTCCTTCACTCTTAAGAGTATAGCCACCACCTACTACTGAGTTGGTTTTAAAGTCCACTATTGCACCATGTAGAGGTGATGTATAGTAGAGCTGGTTAAGGAGCTCAGGAAACATGTTATCCTGACCGAATGGGATATATCCAGCTATTTGATATCTACCATTAACATAAGGTAGTGATAAGTTAGCATCACCTACTCTACCAAATGGTGTAGAGAAAGATTGATAGCCTTCTGTTATTTCTATACCTTTAGGCTTCTCGCCTATAAATCTACTATACCAAGCCATTAGTCATAAATTGAGTTAATAATTGCACCAGCTACTACCATTCTACCCTCTTCAATCATATTCAATCCAACTGGATCAAGTGTAGGTGTAGAGCTTTCATAGACTTTATATCTATACTGACCTTTAATAAAGTCAATATCTATAGGGTCTTCGATAGTAAATAGGTTAAATCTTGAGGGCCACAATGAAGTATCAGCACCTTGCCAATATATAGGGTTTGATGTTGTGTTAAACTCATCTTCGAACTCAAATAAATAGTAAGCATTTGATAGTGTTGTGACCTCAGTTAAGGTCAATACAAAGCTATTAGTTGAGTCTTTCTCAAGATATATCATACCTATATTGTACTGAGTAAAAATTTTAATTAAAAAAAAAGCCTTACATTTCTGCAAGGCCTCTTTATCTATGGAGGAGAATAGATTATGGTGCTGGTGTAATTAAAGTCGTCACTACTGACTCTTCAATTTGGTAAGCCAAAAACTCATTCTCAGCTAAAAGAGTGATAGAGTACTTACTACCATCAGCTCTAGCTGTTCCAGAGCCTTCACCAGTTGCAGTTAATTGCAAGTAAGGGAAAAACCAGTACAAGCCATTAGCATCTTGAACAATACCACTTAAGTACTGCTGACCAGAACCTAACACTTTGATTGCACTAGACTTAACTGACTCACGTCTGTGAAACATCAAGTTAATTGTCTGTGTTACAAATGAAGAGCCATTGATTAAGTCAATGTTTGACTCTTCTGTGTAGCTTGAAGTGTTACGTCTGAATTCAAATTCAATAAATGGATCAGCTCCACCTACTAAGTCTAAAGTGTCAATTAAGTAATCATCAGCTGGATCAACTGACAATGTAGTCATGTCAACATTATCTTGTTGATTGACGTAAAATTTATAAATACCACCAGTGTTGTTGTCACAACTCTTAAGGATGGTTTGGAGTGCATCACAGCTCATATTTTCTTATGTTTTAAAGTTAAAAAATAGGGAGATATTACTACCTCCCTTATATGTCTTAGATGTAGAATGCATTGTATAACACTATCTCAGAAGGGTTAGTGTAGTGAAAACCAGCCTTCATGTTAGCACGAGTTCTTAAGTAAGGCTCAGCTACAGTGTCAGACAAGTTTACAGCTCTTAATGCTTTTGAATCTCCCTCAGCATCAAATGCATAGATAAGATTTGTTCTCAAAGTCAATAAGATAGTGTTGTCAGGCATACCTTCACATACTACTACATTGATTCCTAAGAATGTCAAGCCTAATGGTAAAGTCACATAAGTTTGTGTGTTACCTTGTGCCGCTTTCAACTCGTATGCATTAGCTACATTTGTTGAAACATACAATCTTAAGTCTGCTTTCTTACGTGAAATTGTACCAGGAGCAGCGTTAACAACTGACTCTAATACAGTCAATACATTTGCAGTAGTGATAGCACCATCATATAAACCGATAATATCAGTATCATAGAACATTGGAAACAAGTATCCAGTACATAAAGACAATAAAGGATCCTCAGATGCAGTGTTACCTTGCCATCTTAACAACTCTAAGTCTTGACCAATAACCATAGCCATTTCATTCCAGTAGTAAGACATAAATGACGCAACTGTGAAGTCACCATTTGAGCCTTGAGACATTTGCAAAGCTAAGAAAGATTGCTCTAAGTCAAATTGACAAAGTTGAGCCATAGCTGATAAAGCACATACATCAATGTCAATTGCATCCAATGTATCTGTAGGAGCTGTAAAGTTACAAGTTGATTCTTTCAATAAAGAGCCAAAAGTAACATTTGCTAATTTAGTCTTGCTCTTGATACCTGGTAAAGTTCTGAAGTTGTTAGCAATGTCAGGACTTGATAAGTATGCTTTAGAATAAAACTCATCAGGGTTTGCACACAAAAGTGCATTTGTTTCGATGTCTAGGTCGAATTTTAGGTTACGTGTCATTTTATTTTGATTTTGAAAATTTTACAAATTCTTTAAATTTTTCGTGAGCAGTCAATGCTACACTAGCTACTTCTTCTTCAGTCTCAACTGCTATAGATTCCTCAATCTGATTTTTTAAACCAGCAATCATTGAGATAACTGAATTCATGTGCTCCTCTAATAAAGGTCTCACAATGGCAATAATAGCTTCTGCATCTACAGTTGGGTCAATAGCCATAGCTACCTCTTCTGTTTCAGCTTCTTCTGTAGCTTGAGCCTCAGCATCAGCTACTTCTTCTTCTACAGCTGGGTCAGCTGACAACTCAGCCTCCATCTCTGTAGGTACATCTTTAATCTCAATAACTTCTCCGTCTTTTACAACATAGATTTTATCCTCAATTAGATGCTCTCCATCAGGTAATTTCATAGTATTTAATTTTAATTGTTCCGATAATTTCATACCTAAAAAGCCTTCTATAGAGTAACCAACTTGACCTGACTCTACAAGCTCATCATAGTAAGCTCTGTCAGTCACTTGACTTGTTAGCATCAGTGTTCCCTTAGGTACATCAATACCATAAGTAGTGAATGCTTTGTCAGTTTTTGGACTATCTACTATCCAAGCCTCTAGGATGTAAGCTGGGACCTTTTCAGTTGCATCATGCTCAAGATTAAAGATGTCTTTATTCTTTAGATTCTGCATGAATTTAGAATGTATCTGCTCAATCACCTCAGCTGAGAATTGTGCGTCATACTCTTCACCATCCTCATCCATTCTATAGATATTCATAGGTATCATTGCTGGTGCAACAACTCTCATCTTAACTGAGTCAAATGAATGCCATAACACATGAGAATTGAATGCCATACCTTTAACCTTAATAGCAGGTTTAGATGTGAATGCAATCATTTCTATGCCTAAGTTTTCACCATCAGCATACTCATCATCAATTGTTATCTTATAGACTGGTCTATCCATGCCTATATTGTAAAAAGTATTATATTTGTTAAAAATTAAAATCTATGGTGAATATATTAGGCATTGAAGTACCTAACCAACTGAATGAGTTAACTGTACAGCAATTTGAAACAATCACAACTATACATGCTAACACTGAGTTAGATGCTATTGACAAACACCTTCAAGTGTTTGAATTCTTAGGAGTGCCCACAATTAAATGGGATGATGTTGAGATTGAAGAATTCAAAGAGTTAGTGAAATCTTTTAATGACTTGTCAGGAAAGCCTGAGCTAGTGAACACACTTGAGATAGATGGCTACACTTATACTGCATTTGAGGATAAGTTCAAGTTATCTGTAAAGGACACTAAGCACATTGAGAAGATTATGCACTCCAAACATAAAGGCTATATTTCTGAGTTGTTAGCTGTTCTATTTAAACGCACTGACTTAACTAAGGTAGAGCACTATTCAGATGCACACATCAAGCTAAAAGCTAAGTTAATTAGAGAATTGAAAGCAGAAATAGCTGTGCCATATTTGGTAGAGATTGGTCAGAAGTTATCTAAACACATACCTAAGGATGAACCTACCGAAATCTTGGAGTGAGATAGATGTATTGCAGTTCAAAGAGATTAGAGAGCTGTACACTATACCTGAGGTCTTCAATAGAGAGATTGAGATTCTTGCTATACTAGCTGATGTCAGCTCAGAAGAGCTTGAAGACCTTGACATTGAAGAGGTGACTGCTATGATTAGTGAGATAAAGTTCGTTAACTCAGAACCATCTAAACTATACAAGCACCAACTATACCCTTATCACTTTAAGTCACTAGATAAGTTGACTGTTGGTGAGTACATTGACCTTGAGCACTACTTCTCAAAGGACTATAATCAAAACATTGGTCACATTGCATCTATTCTCTATAGACAAAAGACAGTCAATCAGTGGGGTGTAACTGTATTTGAGCCTTATAACTTCTCTCCTAGAGTTAGGCATGAGCTCTTTGAAGACTATTGCATCAATGACATCTATGGAATAATACCTGAGTTTATAGCTTTTAGGGAAAACTTTATGGATACCTATGGCAATTTATTCCATGATGATAATGGAGAAGATGATGAGGATGATAGACCTACCAACTCTCAAGAGTCAAAAGACTTACAGCTTAAAAAGAGTGAAATCAAATGGGGATGGGAGAGACTAATCTACAGCCTATGTAATGAAGACTTGACTAAGTTTGAAGAAGTCACCAATCTACCACTTATCATGACCTTCAATATGTTAGCCATGAAGAAAGAATTAAACATCTAAAGGATAGCCTACTTTAAAACCTTCAGGTGGATCAAGAGCCTCAAATGTGTATGTGATTCTTTGATTCTTTTCAAGTATCTCAGCCACTTTTAGCATAGGATAACGCTTAGTTAACCATTCTGTGTACTGAGAGTATATTTCTGCTGTGATTCCTGAGTTATTAAGCTCATTTGTGAACTGATTGACATAGTCTCTAGGTGTGATGACACCACCATTCCATAAGAAAGCACCATTATTCAAGAAGATAAAATAGTACATAGCCACTATTTGTATTTCTAACTTTTCAAAGCTGGTGATTTTAGCATTGATTCTGATAGATTCTACAAGTGTACCTTGACCAGCTACTATATCATTTCTAAGTATCCTCTTAAGGATGTTAGCCATCCTTCTCCTTGTAGGATAGAGCACATTAAACTCTCCGTTATTTGCGTATGCCATTACACCAAGTATTTAGCTAGTTCTGAATTCACCCATGTTCTTATCTCAGTATCACTCCAATTTCTTGAGTAAGTGAAGCCATCAAATGTCACACCAAATACTGCAGATGGTGTAGTCAATACTACATCAACTGAACATGTTTGATTTGTGATGTTGTCATTCACATTATTAATAATTACTGTAGGATCAATTATCTCTACATTGAATTGGGGAAATTTATAAGTAGCCATTTTATTTTATGTTAAAGTTGTTCCTGTTACTGTGAATGTTCTACAAAAGATATGAACAGGTCTTAATGTTACTTTACTTAGAGAAGCAAGTATAGGAGTTATGGATATTGGATTTGAATAATATGCTTGTGTAGTACTTGATGCTACTGTTGTTGATGTCCACGCGTTGATGCCAGCTGTTATATTCAATGGTGAATAGTTAGTTTTAACAGCAAGTGAGTAATTGTAAATTGATAACAACTCATTAGCATTAGGTAACCTCCACCCTGTTGTAAATGTACCTACTGAATAAGCTAATGCAGCATCAATTACTGTATTCCAATCAGCATTATTATTATAAGTATTCCTTGCCCATCCTAACACGCTACTTCCATCAAATGTTGACCAATCAATCATGATGTTGTTAGTGTATGTCTGACCTCCTAACTCATCTGTGAATCTGTTAGTATTTCCAAATGGATTATTCTCAGCAAGTACACTAAATGATGTAGCTCTACCAGCTTGAATATTTCCATCATCTCCTGTTCTATAAGAAGTAGTCTGCCCTGTCTTCATTAGCTTAGCAGTTGTTCTACTTATGACAGCTCTTGCTTTTATATAGAATTGAGTTATCATGCTTTGATTATATTGAGATTAACAACAGATGCAATGCTTGCAGTTACAGTTATTTTAGAACCAATCGCAATAGTGGCACCTCCACCTACAGTATAGGATGATCCATCATCTAAGATAGTAATAGTGGGTGCATTCAACACATTGCTAACTGAGCTAATTTTCAAAGCATAAGGAGCATAGAAGTCTACTGTCAATGCATCTACCAATTCAATAGTGTATTTAATGCCTGAATTAACCCACTGCGATCCATTATACTCTAAGTTGTCACCATTCTGAACACTTGTTATATTAGCACTTAATTTTCCATTAAATGTACTCCAATCAGCTGAGCTCAATGCACCTCTATTAGTAGCAGATGCTGTAGGTAGATTGAATGTGTGAGTAGATGTAACTGAGCTGATTGCAAAGTCAGTGCCACTTGTACCTACTGCTAAGTTCTGTACCTGAGCTGTTAAGCCATTCAATGCAGTTAAGCCAGTTGAGAATGTAGTGATAACTTGACAAAGGTGACTATTTTCTGTGTGAAGTGTAATTGTTCTACCACTATTGTTAACATATATACGAACAGCTAATCTATCTGTCAATGCTAGTGTAGTCTGTGGTACTGCTAATGCTGTTAGATATAAGTCTATTGCTGTGCCATTAGTAATACCCTCAGGTGTTGCTGAGTTACTAGCTATCAATGTAAGTGTAGCACCATCCCATTTATATAGCTCAATGTAAAATGAAGGTGTACCACCACTACTAGATGCAGAAAAATAGGTTTCAAAGTTCCAATTTCCACCTGGTATCTCTAACTGATTAGGATCATTAGCATCTGTTATGAATGACTGAATGTATCCATTAGTTGCTATTGTGAAATCTGTGCCAGCTCCTATGACTGGTGTCTTATTAATCTCACGCATTGCAACACCACCAAATGTACCTTGACTTACTGAGCCATTAAGATAATAGCTCACAGATGCACCACCACCACTTGAAGTTGGAAAGTTAGCAAGTTGACCATCACCTCTGATATATTGTGTTGCAACACCAGCAGCAGCAACTGCTAATGTACCTGATGTAGTTATTGGATTGCCAGTCACTGTGAATGCTGATGGCATAGTTAAGTCTACAGATGTAACTGTACCACTACCACTAGGTATATCAGCTGTAGTAGCTATGGTGTAGCTTCCTGTTGTTTTGTTAGGAAATTCTAGAGTGACATTGTTAGATGAAGTGACATTTGTAGCTTTAAATGTTCCAGCAATAGAACCGCCACCTCTAACAAATTGGATGTTATTACCAAATAAAAAAAGCTGTTCTCCAGTTGAATTGGTGCCTATATCAAGGTAATTAGGAGATAAAACTGAATAATTATCTGGGCTTGAAATATCATCAAATGCCACAAATGAGTTTGTAGTGATAATTCCATTAGTAGTGTCATTTCCTATGTCAGTAACTTGTTGTAAATTCTGACTACCACCACCGCCACCAGCATTGATAATCTCTTGACCAGTTATTGACTTAGTGATGTAACCAGTGCCACTTAACTCACTTATCTCTAGTAAGTCTGTAGCTTGTAGGTTAGCTCCCTTAGGAGTCATCTGTGATATCTTCTGTCTACGTGCCATAACTATATTGTATTAACCTGGTAAATTAGTTATTAAAGGCACTTGACAATTAGTCCAATTGCTGATGTCAACATCTAATGTCATTACCCATCCAGCCGCATAGTCTAGTAGTTGGTTATTCAATGGAGTGATAGATGGTGAGCCAACTATGTCAAAGGAATAATCATTACTAAAATTAAAATAATTGATTAAGTCTACCAATATCTGATGACAGTCTGATAGAATAACAGTGATGTTAGCTCTATCCTTCTGAATGATATCTAAACAATACACCTCTAAGCTGATAGTGTTCACATCCATTGTAGTAGATGCCACAATTGGAGTGATAAACACCAAAGGATACCTCTCATCCTTAGTAGCAAAGTTAGGAAGTTGCTCATTGAAGTCACTACCTACTTTCTTAACTTGTAGGTGATCATTGTAAAATGCTTCAATTTTGTTTATTAGGGCCTGATAACTTGTCATAATTCAGCGTTTCTTTGAATACGTTTAACTCTATTTTGTGTACTTGTCATTTCAGTCTCACTTACTACAGCTGTGACTGTGAAGTTAGGTGTTGATTGGTCATTGCTATTGCCATTGTTGCCTACATTGTTAGCATTGTTGCTGTTGCCAAATAAGTTAGGAGTAGCCATTTGTCCAATATTAGACTGTGTAGTGTTACCACTTACTGGACTTGGAGCATTACCACCACCTTCAAAAGATGTAGATGAGATAGCTGAGATAGATGCAGCAGTTGCCGCTATGGATGCGGCTATTCTTATACCTGATGCAATACCTAGAGTGAAGTCAGGTACTGATAATATTGCTAAGATAGCTTGTGCTCCATTGATTGCAGCCATTGCTAGATTCATTTTTTTCTGTTGCTCAAATTGTTGCTTAAGTATAGCCTCTTCTTGCTTACTACCTTTCTCAACATTTTTCAACTTATTTCTAGTACTAATTTCTTGAACACTAGTAATAGCACTAAGTGCTTGTTTAGTAGTCTCAAAGCCATCATTAATATTCTTTAATGTCTTAGCCTGAGCCTCAGCTTCTATCTCTTCAATCTTCTTAGCTGTTTCCTCTTTTGCTGTGACTTCAGATTGTCTAAACTTCTCTCTTATAGCTTCTTTCTCAGTCTCTGACAAGTTAAGTGCTGCAAGCTCAGCTATTCTCTGAGCATCTATTGCTGTAAGTTGTTGAGCTAAAAATTCATTGTTAAGTCTTATCTCCTCATCTTTATCTCCTTTAAATCTCTCAAGCTCAAATGCTGAATTTGACAACTTAGTCTCTCTAACTAATTGTGCAGCTGCAAGTATCTTAGCATTCTTGTCAATCTCAATAGCTGTGATTTCTAAAGAGACAGCCTTTGTGTCATCAACGGCCTTAGCGTTAATCTCTTTAATTTTTTGCTCAGTCAAATCCTTAGCTTCAAGAGCTGTTCTTCTTTCAACTTCTATTAATTTTTTCTGTAGCTCTAGTTTTTTTATAGCATCTTGCTCCTCTGACATTTTGATTCTAATTCTTGAGGCAGCACCTTCATTAGCTATAGCTATCTTATCAAATTCAAGTTGTTCAAATGCAATTTTAATTTCTTTGTCAATAGCTTTTAATGCTATTTTTCTCTCCATCTCAGTTGCAAATATTTTAGTCTTCTTAATATCAAGGCCTTTTATCTCTTCATACTCTTTAACCATTTGGTCAATTTTGAGCTGGTCGATTTCCATAGTAGTCTTACCATTAACAATGGCTGCATCAAGTTGAATCTTAAATAAATCTCTAATCTTTTTTAGATGCTTATCTTGAGCAGATTCTATCTTAGCATTAGCTGCCTTATTGTCCGCTATTCTCTTGTTGTTAGCTGTTTTAGTTAAGTCCTCTTTTTGCTTCTCAGCATCTGCAATTGTTAAGGTTTTAAGTTCTTCTAATTTTGCAAGGTCATCCTTACTACCTTTTGCTTGCTTAAGCTCTTTTTTTTGTTTTTCAATCTTCGAGAGAGACTCTTTAAGCTGAATGTCAATCATCACCTTAGCTCTTTCGCTTTCATTGGTGATTTGCTTAGTGTTGAGTAATTCTATCTGCTTAGAGATGTCCTCATTTATCTTGCGTCTTGCATTAGATTTTTCAATCTCATTCGCAATAATTTTATTCTTATGCTCTACATTAGCAGCGTACAATTTATCTAAGTCAGCCTTCTCTTCTTCTGATAATTCCTTTTTATTCTCTAATGCCTTTATCTTAGCATTGTTAATCTCTATATAACCTTCAGCCTCTTTTTTGTTTAAGTCATAAATTGATTGATTCTTGTCAATGTTGATGCCTAATGACTTGTTGATTTGAACAATCTCCTCATCTGTCATGTCCTTAGTTACTGCCATCAATGACCTCTGAGACTCAATTTCAGCCTTATGTGCCTCTTCTTTCTTCTTAGATGCAGCCATTACCTTCTCAGCGTTCTTCTCTGCTGCATTGTCAGTTAATCCTAACCAATCAGTAAGAGCCTCAAAGCCAGCAATAAGTGCATTAATTGGAGCCATAAGCACATCAAGTACCTTAGAAAGCACGCCTATCTTATCTAAGAATATAACTACTGCGGCAACAATAGCCACAATGACTGCAACCAATAGAAAGATAGGGTTAGCAAGTATCTGTACTCCTAACTTAACAAATGCACCACCCATAGTCTTAATGACACCAGTAAAGTTTTTAAATCCAGCAGATATCTCTTTTGGATTTACACTACCTAATGCACTAGCAAAGACTTGAGCTTTCTGTTGAGCCTCTGCAAAGTCTAATGATAACAATGAGTCCTTGATACCACCTAATGAGTTACTGACTTGTTCAAACTTAGAGCCAGTAGCAAAGTTATTCACAGCCTCATTAGCATCAGATAGTTTATCTTTCAGCTCACCAGCTCTTTGTGATAACTGAGCAATTGTTTCAGGATCTGTAGCGTCAGCAATAGCACCCTTTAACTCTCTAAGTTCAGCTTTGATGGCCCCAATGCCAGTTATCTTTAATGGTATTTCAACTTCATTCATATCAGTATGTTCTTATTTCAATTGTGTTAAAATCAAGCTGTCCATCTTGAAGTGTGTTAGTGAAGTCAGCAGTTCTAATCTGTACTACATTTGCAGATGTCCAATAAAATCTTATGTAATTGTCTGTCTGAGTAGTGCTGTTGAGTAGATAAGTTTTATCTTGGTCAGGGAAAGCTCCTATCAATGTACCTTCATATCTACCAGCTAATGCTCTAGTCCACACTATGTCACCTATTGTATTCTCAAGTACTGTGACTGTAGGATCACTTGTGCCAGTCTGACTAATTGTAGCTATGTATTTCTTGTAAGGTACTACAACATCACCATTGATTGTGTTAGTTACTGTCAAGTTATTTATAACCATACCACTTTCACTCAAAGTCTGACCATCACCTACTATGATTCCTTTTGTGCCAGCTGTGACTACATTGCCCTTGCCAAAGACTTGAGCATTCGCACCTGGTAAGATGACATTGTTGTTAAAGGTATTCCTACCTACCAATGCATCTACACCTACACCTACCATGATGTCACCAAATGGTCTACCTAAGCCAGTCTTAAACCTTGCAAGGTCTATCTCAGTGTCAATACTGATTAGCTCTACCTTAGTGAGCTGTCTCTGATTACCATTGTAATCTTGTATCTTGTTGATGTTCCACCAGGAGTTATCAATGTATATCTTATCATTCAGCTTAAGTGATTGGATGTCTACCTCATCAAGGTCAAAGAAAGCTATCAACATTTTTCCTACATTAATCTGATTGACTGTCCTTCTCCAGTAGAGATTGTATAGGTTGTTAGCTGTAAGAGATAATGGCTCATAGAAGTAAAAGTCATTGGTCCCAAAGTTGATGTCAAAGCTAGGAGTCAAAGCATTGTCAAAGTGTCCTAGCATTGGATAGCTTGTCAATCCAAACTCTCCAGTAGTGCCAAAATCTAAGATGTCAAATGGCTGACATGACTGTAGACCACCATCATACAAGATGCGAATATTAGTGTTAGGAGCTGAGCCAACTATAGCTGGTACATAAGCACCAAATGAAGTAAGTGTAACTGGTGTAGGTGAAAATATTAACTCTTGAGTGTCAACATCTTTCACATACTCATTGTCAAAAGTATACTCAAGCTGTCCATAAATCTCTCTAGTAGCTTGTTTATACATTGTGTTAAACTCATCAGTGTCAGGAGCATAAGTTAATTTGAGCTTCTTGTTAGTCAAGTCAGGAAGGAATATTAATTGCTGGTCCTTATCCTTAGCTAACTTTTTACTCCAGTCTTTCTCAGCACCTGAGTCATAGTACTCATCTCTATGTCTTAAGACTAAGTTGTAAGGGTTATCAACATCTTGCTCAATATACAAGTTGTACATCTGTAGGATAGACTTAATAAAGTCAGACTGCTTAATCTCAGATGGTACATATTGATTGACTGATAGTGTTGAGCCAGTTACTTGAATGTTGTTGCTAGGTAAGATTGACATGTTGATTGATGTCAAGTCTAGGACCACGTTAACTGGGGCTAATGTGTCAGTAGATACTGTGTACCAATTGCCAGTAGTGAATGCAGCATCTGTGTGAAATATCTCAACTCCAGTATTAAGAATTTGAATATCTGATACTGTTATAGTTGTACCATTGTTTGCATTAGTTGCCGCTGGTATTTGAAGTGTATTTGAAAATGTTAAAATAGTAGTGTTACCATTAGGTAGTACTGTAGTGATTCCATTAACCACAGCAGTTGAGCCATAGACTATAGGGTTGTCAAATCCATCTACAGAAACCCTCATAAAAACTTTATAGTACTTTGCTGGTGTATCTACATAACAGTCCTCTCCACTTGTATTCTCTAAAATGATTGAGCCACCAATTGTCAAGCTATAGATGTAATGCTCTCCAGCTGGTAAACTAGTATTTATTGGTGAAGTATACTCACCATCTGTAGGGTTGAATATTGATTGAGTATCTACTATCTCTGTCCATCCTGAGTCAATAGCTTCTTGAAAAGTTACATTCTGACCTACTGCTTGTACATTGGTAGTAGTCCAGGTGTTTGTGGCCTCTACTAAGAAATCATTGTAATCTTGATTATTAGTATCTCCATTGTAAGGAATTAACAGCTTATCAAATCTAGCTGAGCCTATCTCATCCCAAGTGTACGTGAATCCAGCTACAGCGAAGATTCTATCAAAGTAAGTCTTAGCATAGATTGCTGGCTTAAAGTCATTAGCATTGAAGTCATTGCTATTGATATATGGCATCACATACTTATAGCCATCTACCACAGTGTGACTGAATGACGCAACTATATTAGTGGAGCTAAACACATGATCTAAGTCTGAGAAGTCTAAGTCAGTCAAGTTAGCATTAGTGATGGCTGTGAAAAATTCTGCTCTAGTATCTTTGATTAGCACCTCATAGCTTACCTCATCCTCAAATCTATTGTTAGTCTGCACCTTACTAACTGAAACCAATTGCAAAAGTGCCTCATCTAAAATAGGTACACCATTCTGAATGACTTGACACTTTGTTAGTGTATTGATGTTAAATGTACCAGCTTCTATGTTGACATCATAGTAGTGACCAAGTAGGTCATTATTATTCTTAGTCCCAGCTAGAGTGACAGTCTTTGAGAATGTACCCTTTCTAGATGATAAGTCTCTAATGTCACCAATACTGAAAGTGATAGGTAGTGCAAGATTCTCAGATACATCAAGCACACCAGTTGATAGTACTATTTTAACCATTGATAGTGTCGTTGTTGCCTATTCTTACTTGAACAGATTGCTTGATTAAATTCTTGTTTCTTTGCTTGAACACTTCAAAGTTATTAGTGGTCACATTACAGCTAACATACTCAGTGCTCTCAGGAACGTGAATAACACAGCCATCCTCATCAAATAGTACAGCTCCATCTTCTGTGATGTGATAAAGTACATTCTTGATGTATGTCTGTGGTGATGTTAGCAACTGCTGGAAATAATCTCCTTCAGATTCTGTCATAAAGTTGGTAGATAAGTCATAGAGCTTAGTTACCTCAGTGTTAATGTTGACTGTCCCTTGTTCATAACTTTTATATTGCCACTGACCATCTACTACACTACCTGGTACATCCTGATTATAAGTCTGTCTAGTGATGTTACCTCTCTCATAAGCCTTAAGCTGGAACGCAAAACTACTCCATGAGCCTAATCTATCTAAGAACACAATATGACTCTCTGATATTAACATACGTCTGTCTATGTTGACTATGTACTTAACTGACTTAGTAGTTGGTGGAGAGCCATCAACATAATAAATGCTATAGTTTTTAGTGTCATTCTTTACTAATGGAGCTGTGCCACTAATAACAGTCAGTGAGCCATAGTTGTTAGGACCAACCGCTACACCTTTGATAGTCTCACTACCAGCTACTACCTTAGAGAATAAATCTCCATTGTCATTCTCAAAGTATACCTTCCCACCTGGTGCAACTCCAAAGCCTCTAATGTTTAGCCATAAATCTTGACCAGGTGTGCAACTAAATTCTTGAGGCTGGTCTGTTAGCCATTCCTTAGTAGTACCGTCAAGCTCATAGTCGGTCTCATCCCAATATGGGAATTCAAGCCATGAGTATACACCATTGAAGACAAATTTGTCAAGTGTTGACTCTATGTCTAAGTCAATAGTTTTTCTCTTATCAGCATACTCAACAACACCATTGATAGTAGCATCTGTTACTCCTGACCATAGTGCATTGATTGTGAAGTTAGTTGTGCCAGTAATAGCTATCACAGTATGCAAACCCTCAACACCAGGATTCGCAACTCCACCATCAGCTTGAGTAATATTCACCTGGTCACCTACTTGAAATGGATGTGTAGCTGTGATGCGAACATTACCACTATTATCAGCTAGTGATGCTGTGTAGTTTAAGTCAAAGATATACTCTTCACCAAATTTAACATCATAGCCAAAGTAACTATTGGATGCATCATAGAAGGTAGTGATTGAAGGATTAAAGTCAAAGCTCACATTGTTACTCAGTAGCTTAGACAGGTCTTGTTCACCATAGCCAGTGCCAAATGTAGGGAGTGCTTTGTAGTAGCCTATCCTTAGATTAGTCACTGAGTCAAACACCTCAAAGATGTATCTGAAACCTGACTTATTCTTGTTAGTAGAGTCAATTATAAACTTGCACTCATTATAAGCTGGAGTGAAGTCCTGAGGCTGTGCTATGATTGTTGTTGCCATACCTATATTGTATTTTTATCTGATTTCAATTAGAAGGAAATATAGCTGTCATCTGTGTAGTATTCCTTCTTGATGTAGGTTGCAGCGTATCTGATAGCATCCATAGCATCATCCCACAATTTGACTGGCTCATCTGTTATTGTATCACCTATTTTTTTCCACTTGTAGTTTTCGTATTCCTTCTTGATTGCTGGATGGTCCTCGCAGAATACACCAAAGGTCTTAATGTTATCTATCCCTTGCTTGACTACCTTGTTAGCATTCTCAATGTAATATCCAGCCCTATCAATTTCAGCTATAGTCTCAGGTCGAGAGTAGTCAGCTAGTATATTGATGCTCTTCTCAATCCCTAGTTGATCCATTCTAGCTATCAAGTCAGTAGTGGTCAAGTAGCTCTCATAGATGATAGGCTCAATGTAGATGTCTTTGTCTCTCCAATAGACTCTGACCAATGCTGTAGGGTGATTATAACCAAAGTCTAAGCCATACACATAGTCAGTAAACTTAGCAGGTCTATGCTTGACAAAGGACCAATTAGAATAGATGTTGCTCTTAGAGATAGCTTTCTCTCCTAGTGCATAGATTTGATATTGTGCCTCATCTGTCCTCTTCAAGTCTTCAATCTGTCTCTTGATGCTCTCAGGTAGGAATGGATTGTCTTTGTAGGTAGACTTGATTAGAATTGACTCCTCAGCTGGTAGCTCGTACAGCCAAGAGTTGCTCTCAGATGGATTGTAGTCAAAGATTAACTTGCCTTCTGTCCTCATGTTTAACTGAGTGAAGTCATCATAGTACAGCTCATTAGCTTCATTGCACCATGCAAGGTCACGTTTTCTACCTCTTATCTTTTGCTCATCATCAACTGAGAAGAATTCAACTATTGAGCCATTACCAAATGTGTAGATGTGCTCTGACTTATTATGTCTAGCCACGTCATAGATTTCTAAGCTCTTCATGATTTCTAAGAAGTCTCTCATAACTGTAGCTCTCAATGCTGGGAAAGTTTTGCGAATGATTGATACTACCTTATTAGGATTCTGTAGACAATAGACAATTATCAGCTGACATAAGCTGTAAGTCTTACTTGACCTTGAGCCACCTTCATTGATTATAAACCTATGACTTGAGTCATTGAGTGCCTCGTGATTCTTTTGAAAGATGACAGTTGAATTTAGCTCCATAGACAAATCATACCACTATTAGTAGTACTTATATTTATTATTATTAAGATTACTCCCCTTTATTAGAAGTAATAATATTCACCTTTATCTCTGAGATAGCTTCACCTTTTGTGGTAGTATCAACTCTCTCAGTCAGGTTGTTTAGTCTTTGAGTTATGGATGCATTGTACTGCCCAGTCATGCCACCTTCAATCTGGTCATGTCGGATAGCCTCCTCTATGCGTGTACAGATTGTGGCATAATCACTATATCTATCTTCTTTATTTGAAAAATAATCAGTCACTGTACATCCATTATCAGCAGCATAACTTCTGAAACCTACTTGCGTCAATGGTCTCTCTAAAGGAATAGCAGTTGCCTCTCCAGTTTTATTAGAAAGTGAGTATTGATATCTAGGATTAGCTTTGCACCAATCTCTATAAGATACAAATAAGTCCCACATTTTCTCAGGAGTCTCTATGTACTTCTTTTTATACATTGTCTGTATTAACCTTCTTTGTACGTTTCTTTTTAACTGGTACATCCTCAATTGCATTGTACTCAATAACAGTAGACTCAGGAGCTGTAGCAGTCACTACCTCTTCAAAGATGTGCTTAAGTCCAATTGTCTGATAGTATTTCACTTTGCTAAGGTCAAGTTTATCAATTACAATAGTCTTAGTGCCTTTAAATCTGTCATAGATTTTCACTGTCTTACCTACGAATTCTGGTTTAATTGTGTATTCCATAATTTTAGTCTTTATACCTATATTGTATTTCCTTAATATTTTGTTTTATTTCTTTGATTAGAAAGAAAGCTGATGTGCTATTAATGTCAAAGTACTTAGCCAGTGCTGTTTGTGTTGAGTGACCTTTGTCATAGTATGCCTCAAAGATAATCTTTTTAATTCTATCATCCAAAGAGTTACGATATATCTCCACCATTGCCTTCTTAAAATTATAGCTATCCTCTAGATTAACCTTGTGCTCAATGTCGCTTGAGTCATCTAATGAGTCACCTAGATACTCATGTGATCTATAGATATCATCTTTCTTTGTCCTTGAGCCTTGAGTCCAGATTAACTCATATTTGATTGTGTTCAGTAGATAGCTCTTAGCTTTGTCTTCTGTGATACCTTCTATCTCTAACTTAACACAATGAAGGTAAGCATTATTGATGACAGCATCAGCTTCTATAGAACTAGGTATTTTGAGTCGTTGAATAAAGTGCTTAGTGTATTTGAGCACCTCTGTGTAGTTTTTTTGCAAGTATTGGTCAAGCATTCTTTTCATACCAGGATAAAAAGTCTTTATACCATACCTTCCTTCTAACTGTAGAGCAAAAGCACTCTTTATCAATTACCTTAGTGTGAGCCACTTTAATCTGTTTAAGCTGTGATAGTGACCTCTTTGTCATTATCTCACTCTCAGGTAGATTAATTATAGACTCTATGAGTTGTATATCAGTTTCTGTAAGCATACGGCTATAAGTGAAGTAGCACATGCTACAATGAATGATTGTGAGTAAATTAATGCAGTCCAAAATGACATGCACTTCCAGCATCCTAGAGCTGTATGTAGCCAGTCAGGTAGAATAAATCTATCAATGAAGTTCTGAATAGGCTCAAAGTTAGTAAACCACCAGGATACTACTAATGGTGTTATGTATGCTATCATGTTGTAAAGTTAGTTAATATTTATAAACGACAAAGGGAGCTGTCAACTCCCTTGATTAATGTACCACTTAAACCACTTTTCGTAGAATGAGTCTTTAACAGTATTGCCAGTTAGAAACCTAGACAATTGTGATCCATTGACTCCAATGTCCTCAGCTATGTGAGTCTGCTTGTATCTGTTAGTGATTCTCAGATTAGTCTGTTCTATCATCCATTCCTTGACTGAGAAGTCCTTATCTGTTAAGATAGTGATAGTATGCATCTTTGACAAATCCATAGATAAAGTAAATTAGTATTATTATTGAGACAATTGTGACTCCTATCTTGCCTAAGAAGGTATACATTCCATAGAAGAACAGAACAAAGAATGCTAGTAGGCATAGCATCACTATGATGTACTTAACTACTTTCATTAGAATAGCTTAGATTTTACCTCAAGTACATTCAATGTATTGTAATGAGTTTCTTTGTATGCTTTACCTCTTAATTCAAACACAAGCTCTACTGCATCATTCACCTGGATAAAATCTAGTAGATATATCTTATCATTCACTAATTGGAATTTTACTTCTTGCGGATACTTATCATCTCCTACCTTGAGGATAAATTCTTGCACTCTAAATGTTTCAGATACTTGCTTTGCTGGCAATTTGTTGATGATTGCTCCTTCTCAT